TCCCGGCCAGATGCGGCGCCCCCCCTTCCGTCACGGCGTCGCCGGCATAGCGCAGCGCGGCGTCGGCCATGATGCCGTTGGCGTCGCTTTCGCCGGCCTGGCGGAACGGCGCCAGCGCCATCACCCACCATTCACTGCCCTTCTGCGCCACCGTCCACAGCTGGTCGCGCCGCCCGTCCGGCGATGTGATCGAACAGACCGACCGGGCCAGCAGCCCATCGGCCAGCGGACGGCGGCACCAGCCCAGCACTTCCTCGGTCGGCATCGAATCCGCACAGACCAGCGTGCCATCCTCGCGCACGGCCCAGATCAGCCGCATCGGCTCGCGCAGCCAGCAAAATTCCACGAAGGGCGAATTGCCGATATGGTCGGCATAGCGGGTCAGATCCTCGCCGCTATATTTCTCCACCCGCTCTTCGGTCAGCATCAACAGCTTGCGGCCATTGCGCTGCAGGAAGATCGGGCGGCCATCGCTCTCGATCGGGCGCACCGCCGCCGACCCGTTATTGCTATGCGCCGTCAGCTTCACATTGTCATAGCCGATGCCCTTGGCCTGGCTCGCCGGGCCCAGCACATGCTCGGCAATGGCGGTGCCGACGAACAGCGCCGCCCCGGCCATCATCCATCGGATCGGATTGGGGTTGTCGATCGTGCCGGTGAACGCGCTGTCGGTGGTGGCGTCGCCATTTTCGTCCAGACGGTCGAAATCATGCAGCGATCCGGCGACCGATGCATAGATGGTGTCACCCTTCCACAGATAGAGCCGCTGGTCATAGATGACGCCGCCCTCCGGCCAGCCCCGACGCGCGCTGAACGCGCCGAAGCGCCAGCGCCAGGTGCCGGTGGTATAGGTGCCGCCACCGCCGGGCACATAATCATAATCGCCCGGATCAAACCCGCCGCCGGCGGTATAGCCGCCATAATCATATTCGCTGAAACTGTAGCTGCTGGCCACGGTCAGCGGCAGGCGGCGGGTCACCGTCGCCGTCACCTGTGTCGTGCTGACATAGCCGGTGATTTTCAGCCGGCCGAACATGTCGTGCAGATAGGCCAGCTGGACGCCGCCGGCATCCTTGTCGTTGATATCCTTGCCCTTGCCGATGCCATCCCACTCGACCCCGCGCGAATGGAAGGGCTGCACCGTGCCCGTCTTCATCGCCGTGCCGCCGCCAACAACCTGATAGACCCGGCCATTCCATTGCAGCAGGTCGCCCAGCGACACGGTGATGCCCGGTTCCCAGCTCGGAATCCGGCCAAGGTCACTCGCCTCCACCTCGAACAACCCGCCCACGTCGCCTGCGGCGAAAATCGGCTGTGTCGCGGTGATGGTGACGCTACCCGTCACGCCGCTGAAACTGACCAGGCTGGTTTCGTCATTGTTCCGATCGGCGAAGGGGCCGTTTTCCAGCTCCAGCGCCTCCAGCGTGAAACTGGTCGCCGCCGTGCGGATCAGCCGCCGCTGCTGATGATCGCCATGGAACAGATAGACGACATCATTGCTCTGCGTCGTGTTGAGCGCCCGCACCTCGTCATAGGTCCAGGGCGTCGCAACGGTCACCGGCAGGTCGCTACCGTCCCGCAACAGTACGTCATTGGTGTAGAAACGGAACAGATTGGCACTGGCCTCGATCACATGGCCCTGCGTCACATAGGGCTCGAACGGGATCAGCCGGCACGGCCCCACCGCCTTCTCGATGAACTCGAAACCGGGGCAGGCCTCCAGCCCGCCCTGCGGGCGCGGAATCCATCCCACCATCGCGGCGGTCGATATGCCATAGACGGCATGATCGACCCGACCGAGCATATAGGGGGACAGCTCGCCGCCGTTGAAATTGGTCTGGATCGGGGAAACGCGCGACATGGGCGGTTACCACACCTCCGGCGGCCGTCGCCCGCCGGCATAGCCATCCAGCCAGCGCGATCCCGCGCGGGCGCTGTCATTCGCGCGTCGCCCGGTTGCCATGCCATCCAGCCGGCGCGCTTCGGCCAGATATCCGCCGCGCCCGTCCTGCCCTTCATAGGCGATCCGGGCTTCATCGACATTGCCGCTGATCTGGGTCGCGCTTTCGCACAGATCCCAGGCCAGTCGATAGGCCATCAGCAACTGGACATGGGCGGACCATTTGGTCACATCCTCGATATCGGCAATGTAGCGGATGTTGATCGGCCCGGCCTCGTTGGACAGGATGGCGCCGCCCTCCTCCTCGCCCTCGAACCAGTCGCAATCGCCGGTCACCCATGGCAACCAGCGCAGATTGTCGGCAGGCAGCTGGAACTGCGCGCTATAGCCGAAGGCGGGAACCGTGCCCGCCTTGTTCAACCGCGCCCGCCGGATCGCGCAATTCCACGGATGTGCCACCAATATCTGGCGCCGGCTCTCATGCCACAGATCCTTGGTCTGGATCGCCAGCGGATCGGGATCATCGACGCTCGTGATGCGGGCGGTCGTTCCCAGCAGGATGAAGGCGCGATTGGCGATCCGCGTCTGCGATGTCACGATATTGGCCAAAACGCGCCCTCCTGAAAATCAGAAGGACGCGCCGTCGCGGGTTTCCAATCCCGGCATTTCCGGCCCCAGGAAGGATAACCGGAAAGACCGCTGCGACGGCGCGCCCACCCACCGCCAGATCAGCGGCGGGAAACACCGCCCGCTGCCGGGGCAGCGGGCGAACCACCGATCAACGGTGGGAAACGATGGTCTGGACGACCAGGATGCCGGCGGCGGGAACGGTCCCGCCCAGCACGCCCAGTATCTCGACCGCGCTGGCCAGCGGGCCGTCGTCGATACCGCTGGTCAGGCCCACTTCCTTGGTTACGCCAGGGGTCGCGGGGCCGGCCACGGCCGTCATGTAATAATCGTCGTCGGCGGCGGTGCCGATCTTGATCGTCATCGCCGACAGGTCGACCGAGCTGCTGAGCTTGAAGCCCAGGATCACATCGCCATTGCGCGGCTTGGCCAGCACCAGAATGTCGGCGGCCGACGCATCCGGGCTGGCCAGGTCGAAAACCTCGCGATGGACCCGCATGCCAGCATTGACACTGCTGCCCGGCGCCAGCGCATCGGCCGCGCCACTCAGCACGGCGGTCAGCGTCTTTCCGTAAATCTTTGCCATGTTCCGTTCCTTCCCCGTGGGGCTGAAGAAATACGGGATGGCGACCGCGGCCGCCGTCCCGGCGACCCGTCAGCTATGCTTGACGATGATCTGGTAGCACTTGTCCTCATGGACGCGGGTCACGGCCGAGCAGGCCTCGACATAGATCTGCCAGCTGAACTTCTTGCCCGGCAGCTTGTCGATCGAGCCGAAAAACTCTTCCCACACGCCGCGATACAGGCCGCTCGGCACGAAGCAGGGCAGCGCAACCGCGCCGGCTTCGGGCACCAGCAGCGACGAACCGCGCTTGTAGGCGCGGGCGCTGGTCAGGTTGGTCCGCACGAAGCGGAAGCCCAGCCACGGCTTGATCTCGCCGCGCACCAGCGGATGCCCCTCCTGATAATCGGAGTTCACATATTCCTCGATCTGGAGCAGCTCGGTTTCCGACTGCGGATCGAGCAGGATGATCGGCATCTCCGCTTCGATATCGACATCGTTGAGGTTCATCATCTCGCGCGCATCAAGCAGCTTCGCCTTGGTGAAGCCGGTATTGCCGTGCGGGATGATGTTGGCGGCCTTGAACGGCACCGCCGTGTCGCCGGTTTCACCGACCCAGGCATTGCCGAAATAACCGACGATCCACATATCGTCATGGTAGCGGCGGGCACCCTTGCCGGCCTGGACGGCGATCGGCGACTTGATGTCGACGCGCGTGGCCTTCACGTCGTCGCGGTCCAGCAGCACGCCGTTATCGGCCGACTTCGGCTTCTTGATCCAGCGCCGGCTATGATCGATATCGGTGTGGTTGGTGTCCTCGTTCCGGCCCGTCTTGTCTTCCAGATAGATGTCGCCGAAACGGTCGGTGATCTCGACCGACTTGTCGCTGAACGTGCCCGATCCGCCGACCAGCGGCGACAGCTTGCCGGGCGTGGCGTTCAGTTCATATTCCACCGCCAGCTGGAAGCTGGTAGTGCGCGTGCCTTCCGGCCAATTCTCGTCTGCCATGATGGCAATCCCTTCGGTCAAAAATGACGGTTCGCGTGATTTTCGACAGGGATGGCAGCGGACGCTGGGCCTATCTGGCACATGTCGCTGTGCTTGGGGCGCCCGCCACTTTGGCGGGTCAGCACCGGGGCCGCCCGCGCTTCTTCGCAGAAACGCGGGGCGGGATGGCCGGACGGGATGGGGAAGCGGCAGGCCGCTCCCCCGATGGCCCGGCGGAAAAATGTATCAAATGGAAAAGTTCGTCAAGCCTATTGGCCGCCGATCTTCACCAACTCGTCATAGCGGGCCTTTTCCGCGCTCCCGGCGATAGCCAGCTTGGGCGCAATTTCCTTGTCCTGGATCATGCGCCGGGCCTCCGCCATCGCCTCCGCCGGCTTCAGCTGGCCCGTCGTGATCTTGATGTCGGTGGGATCGACTCGGCCCAGCTCGCCCATCCGGTCGGCCAGGCTGAACAACATGCGCAGCGTGTTGCCGCCGCCGATGAAGCGGGCCATGTCATTCTCGAAATCGCTGGGCAAGCCCAGCTTGTTGAGCATGTTGACCGCCGCCTGCTTGCCCTTGGCAAACTCGTCGCGGCCCATCTCCGCTTCCAGCCCGGCCAGTTCATCCTTGCCCTTCTGGTCCGCCGCCTGGGTCAGCTGGTCCATATGGGCATTCCACCCATCGACCAGGATCTTGGCGGATTCGGCGTGTAGCCCTGCCTGGTGGAAGATCGGCCGCATCGCATCGGCCAGGCTGCTGTCGTGCCCCTCGGGAATGTTGAAGCTGTAGGCGTCCGGCGTCTCGGGACGGATCGCCGCGGCGAACCGGCCAAAACTGTCGGCGTCGCCATCCTTGGGCAGCGGCACTTTGGACTTGGCCATGCGGTGCGCCTCGATATGGCCCTTGGCCAGATCCTCGATCGATCCGAACCGGCGCAGCGTCGCGTCGCCCTTCAGATCGTCCGGCAGGCCGCCCATCCATTCGGGCAGCTGCTCGCCTGACGGGGCTGGCGCAGGATCCCGCAGCAACGGAGCAGGTGCGGGCGTCGGCGAAGGCGTGGGCGTGGGCGTTGGAGCCGGGGCTGGCGTCGGCGTCGGGGTAGGCGCTGGGGTTGGCGTAGGCGCAGGCGCCGGGGTGTCGCTCATTCTTCTTCCTCCTGGTTCAATTGTCGCTCAAGTGTCCGCAGCCGTTCCTCGGAAAGCTGGAAACGGCCGATGATGTGCAGCGCCAGCCGGCGCTTGCCTTCCTTCGCGGCCAGCTCGGCATGGTCCAGCGACGGGCTGGCCAGGCCGATCGCGGCCTCCTCCATGATGTCGAACAGCACCAGCCGCGCCGCCTCGGTCAGGCGGCCGCCTTCGTCGAAGAACAGTCGCTGATAGGCGCGGTGGACATCCACCTGCTGGCGCGCATGACGCTGGGCGCGGACCGAATTGCTTTCGGCCCCCTGCTGCACGGCGAACAGCTCCGCCGTGATCGACGGCAGGCGCGCGTCACGCGGCATTGGCAGGCACCGCCGCGCTCAGATTTTTCGCCGCATCGCTGACCGGGCCCAGCATCGCCAGCATGTCCTGCGCGCTCTGGCGGTTCGCATCCGCCTCCTCGGCCGCCGCACGTTCTTCGTCGGTCGCTTCCCAGCTGGCCGGCACGCCGTTGATGCGGCCCAGCTTGTCCAGCACCTTGTCGGGCGGATATTTGCGGTTGAACGCGGCCCAGGCTTCCGGGTCATTCTGCGCCACCCCGGCATATTGCTCGCGCATGCGGAAATAGCCGGCGGCTGCGCCCGCTTCCTGCGCGCGCGACAGGCCATTGTCATAGACGGTGCGCAGGCCGATCCCGTCTTCCATTGCCTCCTGCACCTCGCCCGGCATGTCGTCCAGCAGGCCCAGCTCGTCCATCAGGTCGATCTCGCGCTCCTGCATCGGCGACAGCCATTCGGTTTCCTGCGTCGCGAACGGGCCCAGCAGCATGCCCTTTTCCTCGTCCCGCTGGTAAAGCTGGCTGTCGGTGACATGACTCTTCATCTCGTTGCGGATCTGGAGCATGTCGACATAGAAGGCCCGGTCGATATGGCCGTGCAGCTTGTCCAGCATCGCCATCGCGCCCTGCAGGTCCGCGCCCTCGATCAGCGGACGCAGCATCTGCTGGCCCCGGCTGTCGATCGCGCCATAGGTGATCTCACCGGCGGCATAGCGGACCATGCGATCTTCCATGTCGCTATGCGCGCCCATCGGCGGCCGCGCCGACAGTTCGGACGCGACCATGATGTCCACCATCATCTGCTGCGTTGCCCGCACCGCCGGCAGGATGGTAAAGGCCGGACACCGGCCATAGCTCTCATTGGGTGCATTGATGAACCGCGACACGATGCGCGGCATCACCCTGTAACCACCCGTCTGGAAAATCTCCGCGCCGCCTGTCTTGCACAGGAACGCGCCCGCGATCGGCTTGCCCGATGCGTCGAGCTGACCCGGCTCGAACCGGCGGTTGGGCGCGATCACATGGATGAACTCGATCACGGCGTCGGGCTGATCGTCGCGCATCGCCTTCTTGACCGCTTCGGGCGCGGCGGTGCCCCATTTGGCTGCCGCCTGCCGCGCATGCAGCGAAAACGCGTTGTGGATCGTGTCGATCAGGCCATTGGCGTCCTCGCGCACGAATGTCTGGCCGATGAACTCGCTCTTGTAGGACAGGCCGACCGGACGCCCCGCCATGTCCCGGCGGATATCCGGCCATGTCGACTGCATGCCGAAGCAGAAGAGCGACGCGACGCTTTCATGCACCTGGCCGGCAAAGCCGCTGCGCGGATCGTTGCGCAGCGCGAACAGCTGGGCGTTTTTTCGGTCGCACCAGGCGCGCACCCGCTGGATCTTCATCAGATCCTCGTCGTCAATCTCCCAGCGCTGCCAAATCTGGCCGCGCGGCATAACATAGCCCTCGAACAGCGAAACGCCCTGCTCCAGCGCCTGCTGGGCATATTCGTCGAAAATGCGCGTCTGCAAATTCTGGCCCTGCTGCATCTGGGCCAGATTGCGAAAATTGGACTGGCGGGGCAAAAGCAGCTCGGCGCACTCCTGCATCAACGTCTCGAAGGGACGACGCTCCTGCGCCATCGCCTCCTGATCCTTGATGATCTGTTGTGCGTCGAACATGCTCCACCCCCGTGCGCGCCCCGCCAGTCCCGCCTGCCACCCCGAGCGCAGGGGCAGCAGACGAAAGCGATCAGCCCAGGCTGAAAAGCAGGTTCCCGTCCGGTATCTCGGCCTTGCGGCCGCCGCCGGCATGCAGGTCGGCGGTCAGGCGGCATACGGCCACCGCCGTCGGCCCGTCATCCGCCATCTTCGGCTCGACCAGCAGGAAGGCCTGGCGCACGGCTACCGTCGGCAGGGCCATGCCCAGCTCGATCGACGGCTTGTAGACCAGGCGCGCAACGCTGCCGGCGAAACGCTGGAAATCGCTCGGACGCGCCTCGATCGGCGGCACCGGCAACAGCTCGCCATCCGCATCGGCGAAGACGATCGCCACGCTATCGCCAGCGGCCAGCGCATCTTCCAGCCGCGCGATCAGCTCGGCCCGCTCGGATGGCGACGCCGGGATCAGCAACACGATGCGCTGCGGCTTGGCCGCGGGCGCGTCGGGCGCGTCGGGCGCGTCGGGCGCGTCGGGCGCGTCGGGCGCGTCGGGCGCGTCGGGCGCGTCGGGCGCGTCGGCGGGTTCCAGATCGGCCAGCGCGCTGTCAATCATTTCCAGCGCCCCTGCGCGCGCCTTGTTGCCCTTCGCCTGCTCGGCCGCTTTCAGCGCCGCCAGCTCCGCACCATCCAGATCACCCAGGGCCTGGCGCATCTCGTCCAGCGTGCCATCGCTCAATGTCTTGATCTTCTCTTCCATCGTCCGTCCTTTCGCTTACCGGCCCAACAGGCTGGTCTTGGCCCCCGTGCTCGCTTCCGCGCCGCCGTAACCGGTGCGCTGGTTGGCCCGCGTCCCCTGACGCCGGGCCAGCTCGTCATTCAGGGCAGCGCGCTCGGCCGCCTCGTTGCGCGTCGGCAGCGGCTGCGCCTGCGGCGTCTTCACCTTGGGACGCGAAAACAGATTGCTGGCGATCGCGAAGACCGGCGAAATGAGCGCCTTGGCCAAACCCATGTCAGTGCCCCCTCTGGCTGAAATATCCGCTGCCGTAGGACACGCGCGGCCCCGGCGCCTTGCGCGCGGCCGACCGGCGGTCCATGTCGTCGATGATGCGCCCGCGCATCTCCTCCAGCCCCAGGCACAGATACTGGTTGCCGTCCTGCGAATGGCTGAAATCATTCTTGCTGGGCATGTCGCGGAATCGGTCGCCCGCGCTCGTCTTGATCCGCTCGATGATGTAGCCCGCGGTAAAGCCCCGGCGCAGCATCGAACAGCTGGGGTCCAGCAGATAGGCGGGCTGGCCGCCCGGCGATCGGTTCAGCCGCTTGCGCACCGCTTCCAGCCGCGGCTCCAGCCGGTTGCCATCGCGGCCGCCCGGCCGCCACTCGCCGCCGAATGTCCGCTTGAAAATGTCCATCCAGGTGCCGGCATCGTCAAACTCGCCGAAATCGGCGGCGGGGTCATAGAAACCCCGGCCAAAGCGCAGATTGGGCCAGCGCCGCCCCATAAACTCGCGGGCGATTTCGGCGAAGGCGGTCGGACCCAGCCGGGCCAGTTCGCCCTTCTGCTTGGGATCGAACAGCACCAGCTCGCCCAGCACGCGCAGCTGGTCCATGTCGCTCAGCTGGGCAAAGATCATCGCCGGGGTGCGGCCGCCGTCCAGCCCCGCCAGCAACGGCAGATTAGGGTCGGGCGTGATCGGCTCGCGCGCGACGTGCATCTGCTCGTTGAACTCGGGGAAGACGGGCTGGCCGTTCCGCACCGCGCCGAACTCGTTATGCACGAACCGGCGCAGATAATTGGGCTGGTTGGCATAGGCCAGCAGCAGGCCCTCATAATAGCCTTCGGGCAGGTTCTGGATATTCTCGGGCGGCGGGTCTTTCGACAGGCCGCCGGGCTGCCTCCAGTAACCGATGCCGAAGCGCGGCCCCAGCACCTCTTTCAGCTGGTTTTCCTGCTCTTCATTCAGGCCCAGCTTGCCCTCGACGAAGAAATCATAGGTCCAATTGTCGATGTCGGGCGCGTTGAAATCGGCGATCACGCCGCGCCACTGGCACCCGCCCATCTTGGCCGGCGGATAGCGGCCCGTGCGCGGCCAGCCGAACAGGAAGACGCTCTGGTCCAGCGTGTCGGTTTCGTTGAGCCACAGGCCGGTCAGCTCCAGCCCCTTCAGCACGTCTTCCGCCTTCTGGTCGCCCATCGCGCGGAACAGCATTTCGATCTCGATCTGGCAGGGCTGGCCCGTGCCGTCGATCACGTCGAAGCGCAGCGTGTGCTGCATCAGCCCGCCATGCCAGTTATTCTTGGTTTTCGGGAACCAGGCGAACCATGATTTCATCACGTTCGCTTCCAGCTGGCCATAGGTGTCGCGGATGCAGCACCAGCGCACCCGGCGCACGCCATCGGGCCCCGGATTCTGCCAGAAGGCGCTGTTGACGATCTTGCGGATGCACGTCGTCGTCTTCGCCGACCCGAACGGCCCCATGATCGCGGTCAAAAACCGCTGGTCGTTCACGAAGCCCTCGGCCTTGGGGCCGACCGGTGCCATCAGGGATGCAAAGCCGCTCAAGACAGCTGGGCCCGCGTGCAGCGGTCGAACCGCTTTTCCATCTCGCCAAAGCGCGGCAGCGCGATCTTGTCCGGCTTGGGCGGGACAGGGCGGAGCGCGGCGGTGGAAGGCCGCGCCCCTTCTGCAACGGGGCGCTCTTGCGACGCGGGATCCGGCGCGATCACCGGATGCAAGGGAGCTTGCGGCTCGTACCTGACGCCCCTCTCGGTTATGACGGGAAACTGGATCACGCCGCGCTCGGCAAGCACGACCAACGGGCACCGATCATTGCCGGAACAGCCGATGCCGGTGATGGCGCCGATATGACAGACCAGGCCCGCGCACGGCCTGCTGACGCGGCCGGACGGGTCAGACATCGTCGCCTTCCTCGTCATCGCCGATCAGTTCGGCAAATTCGCCGTCGACAATGCGCAGGTCGGCCAGCTGGGCCGGGTCGATCCGCCCGTCATTCACGGCGGCGGCGATCGTGCCCATCACCTGTTCGACCGGGCTCTGCCCCAGCGCCGACGCTGCCGGCATGAAGATCACGCCATCCACGCCCACCTTGACCTCGGCCTGCACCGGTTTCTTGCTGTGCGTGTATTCCGCGACCGATTTGGCCGCCTGCAACTGCACTGCCAGCGCCTTGGCGACGATGTCGCCCATCTTCTGCACCTTGCCGCCGGGATCGGCGATCAGCATCAGCTCGACCAGCTGGTCCAGCGGCGTCGAATAAAGGCTGGCCATGAACAGCACGGGATCGCCATGCTGCTGCGCCACCAGCTTCGCCAGATCATCGTTCCGCTTGTTCCGCGCGCCCGCTGGCCGGCCTGGGCCGCGCTGCCGCATCCGCCGGAACACGTCGGACGGCAGGAAACCCTTCTCGTCGCGCAGCATGTCCAGCTGCTCGGGCTCCATCCCGGCTGTGATGCTCTCGCCGGTCACCGCGCGCATCGCTTTTTCCAGGCTGCTCGGCTCAGTTGACACGGACAAATCCCCCGCCTAGCGTCGCCGCTTCCAATCCCGGCCGCGAAAGCCCGAAAATTGATGAAAAGCGCGTATTTCCGCAGGAAATCAGGCGGTCCCCGACCCGCTTGAGGGCTATTTTCCTTGGCCATCCGCCGCACCCCGACCCGTTTGCGGGCGAGTTTTCGTTGCGGGGATGGGCCCAGCGCAGAAACTGATTGAGGCCGGCCATCGGCCAGCGCATTTTCCAGATTTCCGATCCGCTGCGTGCGACGGGATGTCTGGACGACCGCGCGGCGCCCAGGGGGGCACCGGGGTGGCGGCGATCGAGGCCCGAAATCGGCCGCGCCCAACGCCCCATTAGTGGCCCGAGCGCCCGAAACCCGCAGAAATGCGTGGCCCGGTAGGCGACAGCCGACTTTTCCCGACCGACTTTCACCCCCACGGCCTGGCCGATCGCCACGCCGATCGGCGCGACCAGCCCCGAAAAAATCCCCAGGACCGCGCCCCGATCCCCCCACAACACCCGTCCAGGCGAAGGACGCGAATATACGCCCCGTAGTTTATTCGGGCGACCGATCAGAGGAAGGGAACGCGCTCCAGGCATGGCGCAACGATGTATCTGATAGGCGCAATTGCGGTCAAGGCGGCCGCCCTCTTGTTGCCGCTGTTGCCAGCGATTGTTTCAATGGCAACGGGACTGGCAACAGGATTTCCTAGGTAAATCATAGTCCTAGATCATGCATAGGCATATTGTTGCCATGTTGCCGCATTTGCCTCGCGCACACATGCGCACAGGCCCGCGCACCCGCGCCCACATATGCGAAGCACGGCTAGCCAGCGGCAACATGGCAACAAGAGGCGCAACATCCTGATAAATAGCGATATTACCTTGGCAACATCGCTTACCAAGGTGGCAACAATGGCAACCCCCAGACCCGCTCGGCGCAGCCACAAACCGCCCAATTAATTCTCTGCTGAAAATGGGTCGGGGTAAGAACCCATAGGAGAGGATGGAAGATGTAAGATGCTGTTATGTTTCGTCTTTCCGGCCGGGAGAGAGGATAAGGAATGCGGACGCACCGGCGCCGCTGCGCGGCACCTGTCCGCATAGTTTGGCGCCAGCCGGATAGAATGAATGTGCCCATCTGGCACATTTTTGTTGACAGGCGGGTCGGGGCTGGGGCAGCACATGCATGCCACGCCGGTAATTGGTCCGGGTGGCACGGCAAGGAGGCCGACCACATGCAACGCGCAATCATCGACTATGGAAGTGAAACCCTGGACGTGCTGATCCCCGCCGGCACCGATCTTGATGATGCCTTTGACGCGATCGATGCCGAAAGCGGCGAAATGATCCGCATCAACGGATGGATGCTGGACAGCGACGCGATCAGCTTCGACCAGGCCGGGAGTGTCTACTGATGAGCATCGCCACCCGCCCCACTGACGCCGATGCTGTCGCCTATGTCGTCGATCATTTCGCCACGCGCGACTATGGCATGACCGTCCTCTGTACCGGCGCCGGTGAAAGCAAGCAGGGCGCCGAGTGCACCGACGTGCATTTCGTCGACGCCCGCGAGGATAACGGCCCCACCTACATCATGACGGTCTGGCATGAACCGGCCAAGGGCGGCGCGCTCTACGGCGAATGGTGACCTGACTGCATTGCCCGAGGCGCGGGCCGGATCCCGCGCCTCCTCCATGCAGCCAGTTGAGGATGCCATGCCCCAGCCCGATCTGTTCGGCCACACGGCCCGACGCCGCCGTCCGCGCGTGCTGATGCACGCGATAGATGCTGGCAGCTTCCCGGACGGCAAGGACGCCGCGCAGTTCGTCTGCCACCGCTGCAACCATGACAGCGGATGGATCTACGCCAGCCGCAGCGAAGCCCGGCGCGGCATTCCGTGCCCGTCCTGCAATAAGGAAACCCTATGAGCCAGATTGATATGGGCTTTATCGAGCGCCCTGCCCCGCAAAGCATCGGGCGCGATGGCAAACGCGCATGGTTCTGGCAGGACGGCAGCTGGCAAGTCGGCCGGGCATGGGAAATCCGCCCAGATGGCTCTGTTGCCGGCATGTGCCGCGACTATGGGCAATGGGGAGCCGCTTATAGCGGCCGATCTCCGTTGGAGACGCATGGCCAATGGCCATCCAATCATGTCGCCTGGAAAAAGCCGGCCGAGCAGTATCAGCGCCCGGCATGATCCAGCTCGACCTGCTCGACGCCTCGCCCCGCGTCCTGATCGCCTGCGAATGTTCCGGCACCGTGCGCGACGCCTTCCTGGCGCGCGGCTTCGATGCCTGGTCCTGCGACCTGAAACCGGACGAGAAGCGCAGCAACCGCCACATCACCGGCGACGCCCGCGATATCATCAGCTGGGGCTGGGATATGCTGATCGTCGCGCATCCGCCCTGCACCCGCCTTTGCAACAGCGGCGTGCGCTGGCTCAGCGCCCCGCCGCCTGGCCGCACCTTGCCCGACATGTGGGCTGAACTGGACGAGGCGGCCGAGCTGTTCGCCACCTTCCTGCACGCGCCGATCGACCGCATCGCGATCGAAAACCCGATCATGCACCGCCATGGCAAGAAACGCATCCGCGGCTATGTCGAGCCGGCGCAAAGCGTCCAGCCCTGGCAGTTCGGCCACCGCGCCTTCAAGCGCACCTGTTTCTGGCTCAAGAACCTCGATCCGCTCATGGAAACCCGCCGCCTCGATCCGCCGGCACCGGGCACGGCCGCGCACAAGCGCTGGTCGGGCATCCACCGGCATACGGGTTGGGGCAAGGGCGGCGAAGCCCGCGCCGCCAACCGCTCGCGCTTCTGGCCCGGCATGGCGGCCGCCATGGCCGACCAGTGGGGCGCGCAGGCGATGGCAGAAATCTTCGGGAAGGCTGCTTGATGCACCTCACCACGCCATCAAAGATTATCGAGATCCGCGCCGCCACAGAACCCGCTTTTCATCGAGCTTTCAACCGTCGGCGTCTCCCAGATCGTAGCACCTTTCGGCAGTTTCCCGATCGCCTCCAGCGACGCACGGCACGCTATTCCTGCTCGATCGCTTGCGAGGCCAGCGGAATGACCCGCCTCTTCGGCCTTGACAATGCCGTAAAGTGCCGCGCGCTTTGCCGCGCTCACCTCTTTCCAAATCAGGTATTGGAACGTGCCTATCGCAGCCAGCGCCGCGCAAAGGACGATGTTGAATGCAACCTTGAACATCAGCACACCCTTGATCGTGATCGCCTTGCCTGCCATAAATTCGCTCGCCGGGTAAATCCCCGGCACGTGATTGGCGTCACGCTCTACACAAGGCGCACCCGCGCCGGACCGCCCGTCTAGGCGCGGTTCTTTATGGTCGGGCGTGTCTGGAGACCTTCGGGTCGCCGCTACCTTGTGGGCGGTACGCCAATCCGGGCACGTCCGGCCACCAATTTGGCGTTTGGTTGCCGGGCCTTTCACAAGGAATAGGCCATGAGCGAAGTAATTCCATTCAGTTTCGAAGATCAGCAGGTTCGCGTCATTATGATTGATGACGAGCCATGGTTTGTCGCGACCGACATTTGCGCAGCGCTGGATCTCGACAATGTAACCAATGCGATCAAACGGCTAGATGATGACGAAGCTACCCTCATTTCAATTAAGGGTAGCGATCAGACACGGACGACAAACATCGTGTCGGAATCCGGCATGTATTCACTGGTTCTGGGCAGCAGGAAGCCGGAAGCGCGGCGGTTCAAGAAATGGATCACGTCGCAGCTGCTGCCCACCCTGCGCCGCACCGGCCGTTATATCCTGCATGACGCGCCGCCCCGGCCGCTGGTGTCGGCCGATATCGATCCGCCGCGCATCATGGCGGCCGTGGCGCTGACAAACGCCGCACGGCGCCTCTATGGTATTGCGACGGCCCGCCGGGTCTGGGCACAGTGCGGCCTGCCCGTCGCGATCGCCGACGCCACGGCCGAGTTGGAGGATGATCCCTTCGCCGCCAGCATTGCTGCCTGGGCGACCGGGCGCAGCGGTTTCTCGATCGAGGAATGCGCGGAAGGCATTGGCGTGCCCGATCTCGACCTGGCCACACGCCTGCGCATCGGCAGGCTGCTGCGCGCGCTGGGCTTCCGCCGGCACACGGTCCGCCGCGGCGATCGCATCGTCAACGTGTTCATCGTCGCTGATGGCGCCCAGGCCACGGGAGCATGAACATGGGCGACGACAATATCCTGCGCTTCCATCGCCCGGCGCCGGGCCTCTATCGCCCGGTCAGCTCGCGCCGCTTCAAGCGCAACATCATGGCGCTGATGTGCGACACCGTGCCAGCCCGGCCGGTGCCGCTCAAATCGCGGTCGAACGATAATTGACAATGAGGGCGGCGCCGATCGGCGCCGCCTAAATACCATCCGACATCAGATCATGCGACACGCCTGCCACGGCCGCGACCATGCGCGCCCAAGCGAAGTCGATCCCGTCGACATAGGCCCAGCTCCACCGCTGCACCTTGTCCGTGTCGACCGTAGCGACAACCAATATCTCGACCTCGCCCGCCTTCACCTTGGCCAGCTGCTCTTCCAGCAGCTCGACCAGATTGCGACCGCCATGGACTAGGCGCAGTTCGCTCCGCTCGCTCATGCCACCTCCGCCGGCAAAGGCCCCTTCTGGTCCCATTCGACAACCAGATTGAGCGGGATCAGGGTCGAGCTTTCGGGATTGCCGTCATAGCGCACCATGACGCGGCTGATCGCAGCGCCATCGGCCTCCGCCTTGCCCTTCACGCGATTGAGCGACTGCGACCAAACCCCGCCCTTCCAGTCGGTGGCGGCGAACACTTCGGCCAGTCCCTTATGTTCCTTGGCACTCGACACCGCCAGATAGACGAACTTGAACGGTGTGAAATCGCGCTCAATCCCCCACCGCGCGTCCTTCGCCTTGGCGCTGGGCGGCTTGGCATTGACCAGGCGCAGGCCATAGGTGCGCAGCTTGTTCAGCGCCTTCTCGTCGATCAGGGCGCCGTCCCGCTCGGTCAGCGCCTTGGCGATCCACCGCCCCACGCTTTCCTGCTCCAGCCCGCTCGCGGCGGGCAGCTTGTGCGTGGTCAGCGTGCGCAGGCAACGCACATGGTCGCTTTCTCCGTCCACCTCGGCCTGCAGGATGATCGGCAGCAGCATCGCCACATAGCGCTTAACCCGCCCGTCATCCGCGTTCATGTCGGCCAGGTCGCCCGAATGCGGCGCGTCGTCGTAAAGCAGCATGTCGGCGCAGGCCAGCAACGAGCCATATTGGTCGCCATGCCGCGCCGAAAATCCCTCGCGCTGGATCTCCAGCTTGTACCGGTCATAAGTGCGCAGGTAGCGGGGCCACTGGTCCATCATCCGCCGCCGCATCGCCGCGCCGCGCTGGCGGATCACATCGGGCACGATCGCCGGTTCCTTGCTGCCCTGCGGCAGGGTCAGGGCGTCCAGCACGGTGATGCGGTTGCGGTCCTGCGCGATCAGCGGCGCGTGCAGGATCGAGGTGAAGAAGAAACAGCTTTTCGCCGTGAAACTCTGCCCCTTATGCTCGCTGCTGCCTTTCAGCGCCGTGCCGCCCGAACTGGAAATGCGGGCCAGGCCCAACACCTTCATCTTGTTGTCGTCGCCGGCCTCGGCCTCGAACTCGTCGATCAGCACCGCCAGCGCGTCGCGGCGCAGCATTTGCCTTATCCCCGCCTCGGTCGCGGATTCGGCGCGCAGCCGCCATCCGTCCATCAACCAGTCGATGATGTTCATCAGCGTGGTCTTGCCGCTGCCCGACGCGGCGTTCAGCCACATATGCGGGCGCCAGGGCAGCGCGCCGGGGATCAGCATCGCCGCGCACTGACCCAGCAGCAGCAACGGCATGATGCTGGGTTCGCGCCAATGCCATTGCGCGAACAGCTGCAGCGTCTCGGTCGCCTCGCGGATCTCGCTCGGCCGCTCGGACGGCGGCGGCAGCTCGGCGCCGCTCGGAAACACCGCCTTGTCGACCAGGCCGGGCTCGACATAGTGCGGCGCCCGCCTCTGCCCCTGCAATCCGACCGTCTCGCCGATCAGCAGCTTGTCACCGCAATGCAGGATCAGCTGGCCGTCGCGGCCGACATGCGCCCCGCGGCCCAGCTCCTGCGTATTGGGATCGAAAATCCCGGCCCAGCTGCACGCACGGATCAGCGCCTTTTGCGCCTTGGTCTGGTCCAGCCCCTTGATCTCGAACACGGCCGCACCCCATTCGTCGATCATCGGGTCGCCGGTCGCCGGGTCTTTCACCGGCTTGCCATATTGCGGGAACAGAGCGTCGGCCTTGCCCGGATCGCGCCCGAACAGCGAATAGATATCGCCCTTGGTGAACTGGCTCGACACATCGACCAGCTGGCCATTGTCGTCGATGAAGAAATAGGTCTTGCCGAACTTGCCCAGCGCGATGATCGGGCAATCGGGCGGCAGGCCCGTGGCGGACGGGTCGGGGCGGCGCCGCTGCGCGGGCGCCATGTCGCCCAGCAGCGGCGCGTCCACCGGTGCGGCGGCAGCGGCGGCGACGGATTCCAGGCCGGGTGCGGATGATTTTGCCACGATAGACTATCAGCGAAAACGACGGTCACGCTGCATCCGCATCAGCGCGGATCGCGGTCTTTCTTCTGGCAGGATGTCATAGCTGCATCCCACGGTACCGCCTTTCCAGCTGCCGGCGCGCTCGCCAACCTCGTCGCTGAACTGCACGTCGATACTGTCAAAGACCTTCTTGGGCATGATCGAGCGAATAAACCGCCGAAATCGGATCGGCCCGAACCAGCGGCGCCCATGAAAGGCACGACGGCGCGTAATGGTCGCCTGCACTTCCTGCACGGTGCCATTCTGCAGCATGTAGCGATAGGGATGGACCTCGCTCCACTTTTCAGGGCCAATCGGGCCGACGTAGCGATGCAGCGGATTAGGGTGCTTGCGCGCCCAGTGATTTTCGGGATGGCTGCGATCGTCATGCCAGCGCATGTCAGTGCCCAGATAATCCGTGCGGATATGCTCCAGGCCCCACGGCCACCAGAGGATCGCGGATCGCTGGCCCCAATAGAACATCAGGCCATCGTCCGACGAACTGAAGCCATAGGACGCCCGGCCCCTGCCCAGCTCGCGCTCCGCAAAGAAACGTCGCGTCCACAGTGGCATCGGCGCGAACCATGTGAACAGGCCAAATCCCAACATCAGGCTCGGCCGGTCCTCATCCGTGCTGTCACCATAATAGACCGCCTTGCAGGCGACCGTGCGATAGCGATAGCCGATTTCGCCGATCTTGGTCCGCACCGAACCATCGCCGGCCCAATAGGTGGCGCCCAACAACTTGGCCCAAAGCGGCATGCGCGGCTCGCGGCCATAGGTCTCGAATTTGTCACGCATCGCGCATCCTCTTCCCCATCAGCTGGTCATTGACATCCTTGAAGCCGGGATCGGGCCAGATGAATTGCATCCGCTTGCCCATCCCCTGCTGCACGGCGATATTCTTCTCCAGCAGGGCCGTGGCCTTGCTGTCGGCGGCGTCGCGATCGGCGATCCAGACGATGTGCGGAAAGGGCAGCTGGCGCAGATTGGCCAGCGCCACCGAAGCCGCGGCGGGGATGCCGCGCGCGACCTGGGCGATGGTCAGCACATTCTCTATGCCCTCGCCGCAATGCACCGGCCCGGCCATGGCGATCGGCTCGAACGCGCCATCAGGTATCTCGCCCTTGCCGTTCAGCCCCTTCCACAAAGGGATATAGCCGCCCGCTTCATAGTATCGGCCCAGCGTCATCTTGGTGAGCTTGCCCAGCTCCGCCTTCATGCTGCGCCATGTGCCGCCCTCGCGCGTGATCCAGGTGCGGTGCGTCGCCACATGCTGGCCACCGCGCATGATCGCCGCGACCAGGCACGGCGCCTCGCGCTTCAATGTCGAATGATAGACCCGGCCATAGCGCAGCGCGCCGGGGATATGGCCCAGCAGGCCGAAATCGATCCCGCGCGCCTCCAGATAATATTGGCCCGCCGTCTGGGCGATCGGCTCGCATGACAGCCACAGGGCGCGGGCCTGCCGGCGCGACTTGGCGTCGGCCTCGGCCTGCTCGCGCTGCTGCCGTTCGGCCGACGCGATCGCCTTGCGCCGCACTTCCTTGAACTGTTTGGGCGTCAGCTCGGCTATGCGCAGAAACGCCTTGCACCAGTCGATCGCCGGTTTCTTGTCGCCGCCATAGGCCGCCTGCGCGACCAGCTCGAGCAGATCGCCGCGCGCATCGCCGGCATAGTCGCGCCATCGCCCCTGCCGCGCGCCGCGCAGATAGATTTTCAAGCTGCTGCCCGGTTCGCCGTCGATCGACCCGACGCAATAGAAACCGCCTTCCTCGCGTCCCGCCGGCAAGACCTGCCGGCACACGGCGGCGGCATGCGGCGCCAGCATCTGCGCGATATCCGCGACGGCGATATCCTGCCCCCCGGCCATGGCCTATCCCTTCGGAAAAGAGGCGGAGGAGGCGCGTGCGGCATCCTCCTCCGCCAGGTTGGCACCGGCAGGGTCTTGGGGTTGCGGGCCAGTGCCATGGGGCTCGATATTGTGGGGCGTCAGCTTCAAGATCTGGTCTGTGGTCAGGCCTGTCACCTCGGAAAGCCGCCGCAAAGACCCTCCATTCGGGTCGCGCTCCCCGCTCTCCCAGCGCAACCATACGCTATGCGTCGTCGGCACCAGGTCAGCCGCTTCGACCAGCGTCAGCGATCGCGATTTGCGCCAGGCGCGAAGGGCGGAATCCTCAATTGGGACAGCGGCAGTTTCTATTGGCATGGCAAAGGATGTGCCTATATGACACATTCATTGTCAAGCCCCGATGCTTTCATTCTGAAAAGTCGCGGCCCAAATGTACCAAGAGGGGGTCTGCATTGATGCCTGCAATTATCTTACATTTCATTCCCATGGACAAATTGCCGAACCGCCTGCGCGCGATGCGCAAACAAGCGAACATGACCCTGGTGCAGCTGGGGGAACATATGGGCATGACCCACACGCACCTGTCCAACATGGAACGCGGCGTGCGAAAGCTCGACCTCGAAACCATGGAGCGCCTAGCCCGGATACTGAATTGTTCGGTGGCCGACTTCCTGACCGACGATCATTTCCCCAATCGCCTTTCCGCCCAGGAACAGTCGGTTATCGACAACATGCGACGCATGGAAAGCGGCGATCGTAACCGGGTCGCTGATATTGCCAGCACATTTGCCCCCGAGACCGACCAGCAGAAGCGCGCCGCGAACGACGACCTTCGCTGATATCAGGCAAGCCCGACAAGTAAAACAAACTCAACCGGGTCGCACCTCGCACCAAGGCCCCATGGCGCGCGCCAATGGCCACACAAGCATGTGACAAATAGGCACATTTTGGGCTTGACGGCAATGTGTCAAATAGGCACATATTGGCCTCCCTTAAACAGGAGGCATATGTGACACCCCCGTCGAATATTCTCCCATTTCCGGCTAGTGGGCCGGCCCCTGTGGCCGTCATTCCACCCGCGCCGCTGACCATCCCGGCCTTGCCGGCGGTGGCCCCGCGGCAGGCCGATGTGGGCCTTGTCGAAATCGCCCAGCGTCTGGGCATTGCCGGCGAAAGCTGGCGCTGCATCATCGACAAGGTGCGACTGCTCAATGAGCGCTACAGCTTCCCCGATCCGCGCAATCCGCGCTTCATCACCCATCGCGGCGAGCGCACGCTGGCGCGGGGCGCGCGCGCCATCATCCGGCGCTCGCTCTTCCCCCGCGCGCGGGTGGAAGAATGGTTCGACAATTTCCGGGCACCCGCCGAGCGGGTTCGGGATGACGCGATCGAGGCGAAGACGGCGGCAAGGGAACTTGCCGCCAATGCCCATGCGCTCGTCGCGGCGCTCCCCCGGCGGACCGCCTGACATGCTGCGCCACATGCTCGGGCGCGTGCGCCAGGAACCGTTCGACGCCGCCGGCGCGATCGGCCTCGTCATCATCTTCACGCTGGCCTTCTTCGCATGAACGGCCAGCTCGGCCCCGATCCGCTCACCGCGCAGATGATGGGCGCGGCCGCGGGCATCACCCTGATCGGCGGCGGTCAGCTGCTGATCCTTGTCCTGCACTGGATGGCATCATGACCCGGATCGACCGAGCACCGATCGAGCAGGCCCTGCTCGTCCATCTTTTCGACTGCGGCGTGCCCATGTCCGTTTCCGATCTGGAAACCGGCCTGGGCTGCACGCGCCGCGACCTCTGGTGCGCCGTCAGGGCGCAGGCGCTTCTGGGCAATGTGAAGCGCGGCACGCCCATCTGTCTCACGGCTTCGGCTCGGGTCGCAATCGCTGCCGGCCGTTCGAGCGGAGCGGCGCACCAGAGGCTCCCCCAATGAGCGGCGAAGGGCTCCTGCCCAACTGCCCATCGGACCGCTGGCCCGGCGAAGCGCGCGACACGCGCGAATATGCCCCCGGCGATCATGTCAGCTGGTCGCGTCAGCCCATGGCGCCCGGCGCCATCCATTACGGATCACTCACCCATCGTGGCGATCTGAGCGCCGATCTCCCTTCCCATGAACAGGAACCGTCTCACCATGACTGATCCCTTCATTCCCCAGGCGCTGCATCTCGCGCCCCTGCCGCCCATCGCCACCGCCAACAGCGAAGCGACCCTGGCCTTCCTCGCCGGCCCGGCCCTGCGCATGCTGATCGGCGAGCGCATCGAGCAGATCGAGGTCCACGGTTACCTGCCCGACACGGACATGGGCTATCAGGAGGCCGAGCTGGCGCTGGGCGCCAAAAGCTACATCGACACCTATATCGATCTGGAGTTGCGCCCCGACGAAACGCGCGCGCCCAGCGACATCCCGGAAAGCTGGCCCTTCGCCGATCTGTTCTGGAAGGAGCCGACGCCCGAGCAGCGCGCCAAGGCGCTGGCCAAGGGCCTGGCCATGGGCCTCGCCGAACTGGACCGGCTG